CCTGTTTGTGCTGCCGACATATAAAGCTCAATTGAGCCAACCCCTAAAATGATGCCACCTGCCGCATCAGTTAAGTCCGCAAGTACAATTCCTTTCGCGTCTCTAATTTGAAGGTGGGCAGTGTATCCAGTGGATAAATCAACAAGTGCGCCGCCGTTGTTCGGGTCGGTTACAGTAAACGACTCGCGCAGCGTGGCATATTGTTCAATTGTGAAGTCATAAATTGCGGCAACCATTGGCACAACTTGCTTTCAATGCTTCTATATGTATGCCCTGCCAATTTCTTTATAGCGGTGCGGGGCAAACGTATTTACCATTCGTTAATATTGTCGCCCCTGCATCGGTTGGTTTGCATAGCTTCCATCGGGGGGTTGTCGTCACACCCTGTCGTTGTTTGTCGCCTTTTTTATCGTACCAAATAGTGTTTGGTATCTTCCTCCATGCTGTGCCAACTATAACAGCGCCACGATTCTCTACCTTTCTTTTTACTAGCGTATAGACACCTTGCGGTGTGCCGTATGTCGTTGGGGTGCTAGCATAAGGTGGGTATGGAAGCTGTTGGTCTGGTATTCCACCCATTGGCACGGTCGGAGTAACGGCTGGGAAGTATGCATTACTCCCTAATGCATACCCGTTCTGTGGGTCGATAATTTTAGCTGAGTCATACCATGATAAATCATATTTTACTTCAACAACGTATGAAAAATCTCCTGTTCTATATATCGCAAGCGTTATATTGCTTATAGCATAGCCTGTTGTATATTCAATCGAGTTAGTCGTTTGAACAGTGTTCGATACAATAAGCCCAATGGCTGTTAGCCCATCATATACAATGCTGTATGTTTTTACCTTTATATTGACTGAATTTTTAGCGAGTAAAATACTATCAGCAGGCTTGACTGGGGATATGTTGTCCCTTGTTGTTTCTGTAATTGTAATAATATTATCCAAGATACTTACACTAAAAAAAACCTTGTAAATTATATCCGCACCTGCGTATGTGCTGTTTGTTAGAACAATAAAAAAACCTGAATAATCAACGCATATTCCATGATATGTGTTGAACATCATATCACCCACTACAAACTTAGTTACAGGGGTAAACGCGCCTTTATGTGATATTGCAGTAACTTGATTCCCGTTCTGTATATATGATATTTTATTAACCCAATCAACCGCCACGAACTGCGAATCAGCCCATAGATAAGGTGGTCGTGGATTGACGCTAAACCCATTGATAATAGGCATAGCAGGATTAAATGATGGAAACTCAACCATGACATCGTCGCCTACTTCATAGATACCGCTTCCACCCATCGTCATATAATCAGCTACAATGCCGCTTGATTTCATGCCTTCATGCACTGTTAGCTTGGCAAGCCCTAGCTTTGGTTGCTCAAGCGAAACATCAAGCGTATTTGCTGTTGTATCGTTTGCGACAACTTTCGCTGCCATAAATTGCGGCTTCCACTTGTATCGCCACGGCTCGCGCGCTGCATTGATAAACCAAGTTCGCGGTGGTGTTGTAAGTGTCTCAACCTGTCTGCCATCGTTTTGTGCGATATACGCCGATTTGCGACCGTTGTAATTCGCAAGCATGGCAATGCCGCGCTGTATTGCTGAAACCTGCTTGCGAGCTTGTTCAAGCTTACCAAGCGTTGCTTGTAGCTTCGCAAACGATATACGAACCGCATCAACCAATGCCTGCGCCTTTGGTATCCTGCCTGCGTCATACAGTGATTTCATTTGTTTTAATTGAGCTTCATCGTTGGCTTTTTGAGCTTCATGCTTTGCCACCAACGCTTGAGCTTCCGCAAGCTTTCCGTTTACATCCGCCTGAAAATCAGCGTTGTGTGGTGAGTTTGGGTCTTTGGCATCAGGATAAATAGTGTATCGCTTCGTTCCATCGCTCATAAGCTGCTCGCATAAGCCAACTTCACCCGATAAGCCAAGCGTATAATCAGAACACCAAGCGTCCACGGTTTTGTCTGCAACCTTGTGTGATTCAATAAACGAAAGACGCTCATTGGCTATCTTTATCAATGCGGCATATCTCGTTTTCTGATTGTAAGCCACATCAATTTTATCTTGGACTACTGCAAGCTCTGATTGGGTTGCGTTTGTTGGCAACGCATCGCGCTCAATCACTGCGTCCACCCAGTTTTTTTCAGCTACTGCCAATCGCTCGTTTATCTTTGCAATCGTTGCCTTGATATCGTTGACTTCTTTATCGTGAAAAGTTGTGTCATGAATAAGCTTCACTTGATAAAGAGGTGTATCGACCCCACCGCCGACTATCAACCCTTTCATGCTATTGTGCCAGCGAACGAAATGGTTGTTGATCCTTCGCTGTAGCTTTCTTGAATGCTATCGACAACAATACGCAAGCCATCGACTAACGCCCCAATGGCGAGCATAGATGGTGCTTGCAAAGCTTGGCAACGCGCTTTTCCGCCGCTGATATTATACGCATTCACAAGTATTGGTTCATCCGCCCCTGCTGAATATTCAATGACGTGCGGTGATTTCCAAGATACAACGCCATAGCTTGAGTTGAAATCATAATCCACCTGATATTCAAGCGACCACCAAGTCGGATGTCGATAGCGATTTTCGCCTCGTATTGTAAGCGTAGATGAATGAACCCCTATATCATAAGTCGTGACTATATTGGCATTCATCGTGTTTTTTATACGCTCTGTTGTTGAGCCATCTGATAGCGTGACTATCTCAATAACATCAATAACAAGCCCTTGCGAACTTCCAAGCCATGCCGCCGTGTCTGCTGAATAGGGGGTATAAATATTGATTTGCTCTTTCACCATATTGAAAACATTCACATCGTATGATGCAACTGTGCCGTATGATAACTTTGGTATGCCGCCGATAATTTGCGCAATGCCACCTATAACATATCTCGGAACAGTTTCAGCAACACGTTCAACACCATCAAGCGACGAATTGATACTCATGGACGAAAGCGGAAGCGATAACGTATCGCCTACATCATTGGTGGCTTGGATGCGATAGCCCTTGGATAGCTGATATGGTTCTGCTACTGGATGGATAAGTGATTTATTATAGGCATTAAACCACGCTACAAATCGCTTTGTAGCAGGTTTAGGCATGGTTGCGAATATCATACTTCCGCCGATTGTCTGCGGTGCGATTTGGCGCGGCTTATTCGAGTATGCGACATCAATCAATAGCCGTGTGCTGTTTAACGGCAGTGAATTGATAGTTGTTGTTGGCAATGGCACTGGTGGCACAAATACCGCAGGCGGCGGCGTTCCACCTATATTGATTGCAGTTGTGTTGATTGCGTTCGCGTTGATGAAGCCATCGGGTGCTTTGGCTGCATTGTTTACAATATGCTTTCCAAAGCCCAGCAACTTAACGCTGTTGATTGTTTCGTTATTGATTGAACCGCTGAACGCCTTCAAGCTTCCTTGCGCTTGTTTGGAAACATGAACAAGCGGATTGCTATTGATTGGGCTGTCATTGATGGGGTTTGGGGCTGCTACCATTGCAGCAATGGCAATACCTAAAATCGAGCCGCTGTTTATCGCTGAACCATTAAGCATCAATCACCTCAAAACCGAATTGTCCGCCGTCTTTTAAGCTCCCCCAATAGTTGTTTGGTTTAGGCGTTCGAGTAAATGTAAAGAACTGCGACAAGCCACCTGCCACAACTGCCGTCGATGGTGAAACTGAAAATGTCGCCGTGGTACTTGGTTTTGATGCGAATACACCCACATTCTTTGCAATAGCATCAAGATTGACGAACTCAATCACCACTGTGTCAACGCTTTGCAAATCGTTTGCTTGCGGTGTAACATCATTAAAAATTGAACTTGTATCTGTAAATGAAAGGTTATAAATACCATCGCTAAATGCACTTATGCCAAGCATGTTTTCACCTTCCACCAAAAAACACGGCATTGCTTGCCATGCGCCACCGTTCAATCTCGCCATGCCACTTGAGACTTCAAGCGTGCAATTAAGCGAAGGAACAAAAGCATATAAAATACCGTTTGCGCCAGTGGTTGGTGTACTCGGCATCCATCTTGAGCCGTTTATTTTAAGTTCAAACAACGCCGACTACCAGTGCGTTCAATGTAACCGTTCCACCGCTTGTTATCTTTGCAGAACTCGGGGCTATTTTGTAAAGCCCATCAGGATGCGACACATTAAGAATGGGGTGGTTTTCAGTAAGATACTGCATGCTTTTGTAAAGTGCATCGTCCGCATTCTTAATAATAATTGAAATCGCTGATTGCATTCTTATTCCAGTGTCCTGCAACTCTATTGAGCCAGCCAGTGCTGCCGATGTTTTATGGATGCGTTCCTTACCTATGCGGAAGTCCTCAACATAAAGAAACATTGAAGCCATTGGGTCAAACCGTGGCGATGCCAGTGAGATAATCATATCACAAACCTTGCAGCAACATATCCATGCCGCTCGCATTTCCTTTTATTTGCAGCTTCTCAAGTATTTTAAGCAGAACAAGTTCAAGTTCAACCGACAAGTCGGGAGCAGAAACAGTCAACACTGGATTCACATTGTTGCGCATCCGCTCTGCTTTCAACTTGTTCATTTCAATGATTGAGTCATTAAGTTTTATCTGCGAATCAACTTCACGCTTCCTTATTTCTTGCTCTTTTCTTATGGATGCTTCAATTGTGCTTCTATCCCATGATGACGTGCTTTTATTAAGCGCGCCGAACATCGACGAAAGCAGGTCACTTGATGTTTTCAAGCCAACATTGATTGAATCAAAAGAAGATGTGATAGCTTTGCTGTCCGCGTTAATCTGTGCAATATCAACCTTTGACTTTATCTCCAGCGTTTTGACAATGGTTTGATTGCGTTGTTTGTCCCATTCCAAGCGGAGCTTTTCAGCTTCCAGCTTGTTAGCAACAACCGCTTGATCAACCTTGCTAATTTCTTTTACTGCGCCCTTGGCTGCTTCTCCTGCGATATAGAATGGATTGTTTTGATATGATACACCGCCATCGCTACCGACAACTTTTATATATTGCTTTGTGGCATCCTTTGCCGTGTTTATTTCAGCACCAAGCGCGCGCAACGCTTCAATATTGGCTTTTGTCGAGTCTGCTTGTTTGCTATCCGCTGCCGCCGCTTGCTTTACTGCCTTTGATTTTTCAAGCGCGTTTTTTGTAACCAGTGCCATTTTATCGGCATAATCGGCTTCACTGATACCTGCATCTGTTGACGCTTTTATCATGACTTGCATTTCTGCCGCTGTCTTTTGAATTGCGTCGGCATTATCAATAGCGGCAATAGTTGCTTTATCAAACGGCGCAGGCTGCTGCGCATACGCCTTGGCTGCGTCACTATTGGTAATCATGCCTCCTGTTACTCTATCAAGCACACCGATGAAATCTTGGATTGCGTTGCGTGCATTTTGACCCATAGATTTTTCAATCATTGAGCCAATGCCATAACCTGCCGCTGCTGCTGCCCCCAAAAGCCCTGCCTTGCCAAGTGCGCCAGTTAGCTTATTGCTTGAAGCTTCCACCCCTCTAGCTGCGTCGCCAAACAAACCAAGTGCGGCTACAGTCGCAGAAATTGCAGGAGAAAGCGCAGAAATAACAAGTGCCATGCCGCCAATTGTGCCAATGAGCTGTTGCAATGATGTATCCATTGAGTTCCAAACATCCACCGCTGCAACAACTGCATCAGCGAGCAAACCCAATGCGCTAAAGATACCTTCGGTCACAGTGACAAAGCCTGTCATTGCATCAATTACTGATTGAATCATTGCTGCCAATGCGTCCGCGCTTCCTGCGTTCACACCGTCAAACATACCGCCTAATGCACTGCCAACGCCACCGATTGCATCAAGTAGCGGTTGAAAGTTCACCTTATCCAAGGCTGCAGGCAAAAGCTTTGCAGCATTCTCTAAGAAGCCAACCAAACCCTCCGCCCACTGTTGCACTTGGGTTGTGATTGCAGACAAAGCACCTGCATCAACTGCCGAACCAAACGCCGCAAACACGCCAGCAACCGCATCCGCAACGCTTCCATAAGCTGGCAACAAATCAGAACCAACGCGGACAAGCGTTGTATTGATTGAGTTAAGAATCTTTTGATTGTGGTTACCGAAATTGTCGCTCATTTTCTTGAACGCCACATCCGTTGAACCTGCGCTATTTTTTATCGCGTCAAGCTTGTTGATGTATGCTTGTGAATTGTTAGCGAGCAATTGAGCCGCTGCCGCTGCCCCCTCACTGGATGGAATGAGTAAGTTTAATTTTTCAGCACTGCCGCCTGTTGCTTTTGAAAGTTGGTCGAGAACACCCGATAAACCATGTGCCTTGATTTCAGCAAGTGAGAAATTTAAGCCCATGTCCTTCATGGCTTTTGCAGAACCAGTGGATGGCTTGATTAACGCTAGCAACAACGCTTTCAATTGTGTTGCTGCTTGGGCTGTTGGCGTTCCCTTGGCTGTCATATCTGCCATCGCTGCGCCAACTTCACCAATACCAATGCCAAGCTGTGAAGAAACTGGTGTGACTTGCGACATGCTCGCCGACAATTCGGGAATAGTCGTTACGCCAAGCTTTACAGTTTGAAAGAAAATATCGCTATACTTTGAAGTCTGTGAAACGTCCGCACCGTAGGCATTCATCGTGCCTGATAAAAGCTTGATGGACTCGTTCATGGACGCATTGCCTGCCACTGCAAGCTTCTCCGCCCCTGTTAGTGCTTGGGTAATATCTTTGTAATTTGTACCTGCTGATAACGCGCTATATGTTGCATCTGTGACATCCTTCAATGATTGTGTGCTTGTTGAACCATAGCGCAATATCTCGGCTCTAAGGTTGCCGATAGCTTTCTGCGGAGCATCCACAAGGGTTGTGATTTCAGCAAACGAATCGTGAAACTTACCTGCCGCAACGATTGCTGTTGCAGCCATTGCCGCGCCTGCCGTTGCGACACCTGCTTCAAACTTTAGTAAAGTTTTTGTGCCGCCAGCAATGGATGATGTGAATGAGCCGATGCCTTTACTCATGCCGTCCATGCGACCGCTGAAATTATCAACCGCGCCGAAAACCACCTCAACTGTCTTTTTTACATCAGCCATTTTGCGCGTTCCTTTCTTCGTAATGTAGCGACCACAGTGCCGTTTCTGTATCTGTTAAAAACGGCGGAAATAAGTCAGGGCGCAATTCAAAAAGCATACGCTTATGCTCTGCCCCAAGTGCTAGGGCATTTCTAATATCTGCCCTAGCCCATAAGCGTGCTATTTTCCCGATTCTTGACCAAGCCCTGTGAGCCTTAATATCTCATTGGTGATATTAAAAAACTCAATCGGATAAACTTCCGACACTTTGACTGCAAGCGATAAGTCAACATCAAAGCCAACAGTGCCACGGACGATAAGTTCCAAGCGTTTCACCATGTCGGGTGTCATTTCAACATCAATGCCTAAAGCCGCCTTGATTGCATCCACCTTTTCTTTATCGCTGCCGCCTGCCACCGCGTCAACCATAGATGATAAGCCTTTCATCTTATCAGACGCTTCATTGCATTGAGAAAGCTCATCAGCGGTCAAGCCTCGAACTTCCCATTCAAAAGTGTCACAACCATCGGGAAAGAACTGCTTCATATCAGGTACAGAAACAGCCCCCTTTCGAGGGCTAAAACTGCGTGCCATAAATGCGTTCTTATCGAACATATTAAGCCGCTTCCATAGCTGCAACATCGCTTGAAATAGTGCAAGCTGCCTGAATAGATGCGCCGCTAGGGAACGTGCGAGCAATGCCCAAAACGCCCTGTGTTAAAATATGAGCTGTCTTGTACTTGTTTGGATAAAAACGAAACCAAAGGTTTGAGTTCTTTAGTTTTACAAGTGGGTCAGTCACGCCATCTTGCAAGTATGCAATGAACGAACCTTGGTTTAGTGTGCTTGAATTGCTACCCATTGTTGTTCCGTAAACTTGTTTTGAGCTTACTGAATGAGAGTTTTCAGGAGGTACAAAATCAGAACTTAGTGAAACCTCTGCAAAAATTGGGCTTGCATATGTTGCAAAAACATTTTTTGGCACGTTGCCAACATGAATCGCAGGCAATGCAGACAAGAACGTCACAGAACCAGTGGCGTAATTGATATTGAAAAGTGGATAGTCAAAACGCTCAACGTGTTGACCAACAACTGCAAACAATTCACTTGGTAAAATTGGTGCTGCCACATCGCTTGTAAGGTGGACTTGTGCAATCTCAATACTCCCAACTGGAATCAACGGCGCACCGCCTGCCGCACCACGCGTTGCTGATACTGCCGTGCCTGCTGCACCTGCAACAACTGCCAATGTTCCAGTGGAATCAACCGTAATTGATGAAACACGCACTGGATTGGTGGCAGTTCCGCGAGTTACTGCAACCGCTGCTACTGCTGCAACCGATGTATTCACTCCAGCCAAGAAACAAGTCAACGCCTGCACGTCAACTGCGTCGTTTGCTGCGTTCACAGTAACAGTTCCGCCTGTTGCTAAGCCATCAGGTGATACGGTTGGCAAAAATGCCGTCACGCCCGACCATTGTTGCGCCTGCGATGTGAAATTGATGTTGTCTCCGCTATTAGTTAATGCGGAATTGGCGAACGCATTCTGTCCGCCCTCATATTCAAGTTTTGCATTGTCTGCCGTGTTTGAACCTGCCATTTTATTATCTCCTTTTTATTTTGTTTTTTTCAATTATTCTTAACTGTATTTTGTAGTGTACCAGTTTGCGCCATTTCCGACCAACGCCATCGCATGCCAAGCAGACGTAAAATTTGTTCCGTTCAATACGCCATCCAAAAAATCACCTGTTTGTACTGCCACGTCGATTCTTGCGCCAACATGTATTATATCGATTCTCTTTGTTTCCCCTGCTACCAAGTGAGGTAGCTTAAATACTGTATTTGGCGCAACCTTATTGAGATTTAATATTGTATCAGGAACATCTGTTAATGTAGCCATATCAAACAGTGCGCCACCAGATGATACGACAGTAATAACACCCTTGGGAACTGGTATAGGCGGCAAATCAGCCGTCTGTGCCATTTTTGCCAACGCGCCTGCCGTTACCCTCCCACTGAATAAAGTACCGATTCCCCACGCTTGGGCAGTACCTTCAACACCACGGATAACAGTGGCTACATCACCTGCCCACGCTGTGATTTCAATGACTTCATAATTCACGCCGTCTGTTAGCGTTACAAGTTCAGTTTGACCTGCCGCCAACACATTAAACAAGCCTGAATCACCTGCCTTCACGGTCATTGTTGTATCTGCCACCAGTGCTGCCACTTGCAGTGTCGTTTCTGCGTTGTTGCTAAATAAAATCGTCATATAAATAATACCTCAAGATTCAATAAACCCAATGGAGCGTCCCATCTGCTGCCTTATATCCATGCCACCGCGTATAATTGGAATACGATGCGTAATCAGTCCCGTTTAATGTGTTGTTTTTATACTCGCCTTGCTGCACTGCGAAATCGACGTGAAACGACCACACTGGATTTGAGTCCTCAATAACAAAGTCCAGCACTACCACCTGCCCTACAAGCAAAGAAGAAAGAGAAGGTAAGGTCACAAGCACAACGGAAGTCCTTGCCCAGTCTATAAGTACTATCTCTGGCAGTGTTGTTAAATCAGCGTTGTATGACGACATATCAAACGTCGTTGCGCCAACTGGTATCTGAACAACGCTTGTTTTTACAGGGCTTGATGTTGCAGTTCCGCCACCGCCAGCCGCTGCAAGTTCAGCCGCCACTATCGCCTTGATATCAGCGCGTTGTGCTAATGAATTTAGGGCTTTGGCTGTTAAGCGACCGCTTACGATTGAACCTGTAGCCCATGCTTGTGCAACGCCTTCGACTGATCGTGTTATTGTTGCAATATCGCCATTCCACGAAGTGATTTCAACTGTCTCAAATTGAACGCCGTCTGTAATAACAACAAGTTCTGTTTCACCAACGTTTAGCGTATTGAAAAGCGCACTTTCCCCAGTGGGGAGCGTCATTGTCGTATCAGAAACAAGCAGGGGAGCTGCAAGCTGTGTTTCTGCATGATTGCTAAAAACTAATGCCACATTCCCTCCGTGTTAAAATAAATCAACGCTACCTGCCCTTGTTTGATAATTGACTGCAATATTAACCAGTGCGCCGCACCAAGGTTTCTGCCCTTCGCCAATAATCGGGGTGAAATCTTTTACTTCTAATGACTGAACGATGCCGCCTAGATTTTGACTGTATGCGCCGCCGATTTCTTTATTCAATGCTGTCACTATTGCCGCGTGCATATCCATAGCCACGTCAATAAAAGGTCGGTCGCGTGTCTTGTCATATGACTCAATGGAAATTGAAAGAGTGTGGTTTTCTGCGCCATGAAGCGTCACATTGTTCATGTCGCTTGTGACCCAGTAGTTGCACGCTGGAAGGTCGCCATCCTTGAATGGAGAAAGCCTTGCCCTTGTGATTTTATTGAATGAAATAAGATAACCATTTGATACAGATACCATGCCAAGTCGCACTGCCAGTTCATCCAATATTACATTGATTGCGCTCATTCAATCGCCCCCTGCATAGCATCTCTAAGACGCGACATAAGAAGCGGAACTTCATCATCTGCGGCTTTCTGCATTCCAAGGCGCGCAGGAATTGTCACGCTCTTTTTCAACACAAACATCGGAACGCCTATTTCATCAATAACGATATAATTCCCTCTCCGACTTTTGATGATTGAGCCGCCAGATTGAAATACTTGCTTCGCAGTTTTACGCATAACACCTGCTGCCGTTTTGTTTGCAGCCAATGGGATGTTTAAGTATGCGCCACCTTGCACGCCGCGATATGCTCGCTTTGCTGTAATTGTTCCACCTGTTTCTTGAATAGCTGCATACTTAACACCTGCCGAATGAACCGACCCTGATAGGGTTGATAGGTCACTGCCTTTGACTCGCGTGTGAATTGAACGCATAAGCTCGCCAGTTCTGCGATGTAGCGATGTATTTGTTTTTACCGTTCGCTGCGTATTGGCAACGGAGGAAGCGACTGCTTGCTTTGCCACTTCAAAAACGCCAGATGGCAACCCTTTGAAATATGCTTCTAGCCCATTGGTGTTGATTGATACGCTAGGCATCAAAAGAACTCGCCAAGTGGGTGTTTATGAGGGTCAAGCAAGCGTTTCACTGTCTTCAATAAATCAAGTTCAGGGAATCTCGTTACACCGCCGTCGGTTGATACATTCGTTGCACCGAAATTGTCTTTTCTTGTCCACTCATATGATATTTGCTGAATAGCTGCTTGCTCAAGCGCGCGGATAAATCCATTGTCCATCGCATCAATGGCAGTGATGACATTGCCTTGCGATTGCATGCCACCATCATATGTCACGGTTGCATAAGCGTTGCCGTTGGCTTTGTACGTCACAAGCTTAATGCCGTATGGCGTGACCATGTAATCCTTCGGATTTAGCGGCAAATCAAGGACATATCCAAGCCCTTGAATAACGCCTGCGTGTGCTGTCAGAGACACGCTTGCAACATTTCTAACTGGCAATCCAGCAAGCGGAATCATAGTACCATGAAAGAAAACTTTGCTCACCCTTGTTGTTAAATCAAGCTCTCGATGCAGGTATGATTCAACCGTTGCCTGCATACCATCTTGAAGCACTTCAAGTGGTGCGTAGTTATCTGCATCTTTATCAAGTCCTATCAATGCAGTGAGCTTGTCGGGCGAGCAAAATCTCATCAGAACGCCTTCCCTGCTGCCATTGCATCAGTGATTTCTTGACCAGTTGCAACACGCATTGAGCCGCTTGAAATGTAGCTTGAAACAGCTGGACTATACGCTTCATGAACCTCGCCAACTGCGCATGTCGCTGTAGTTCCGCGACCGAGCAAGTCATAAGTTCCTGCTGTTACAATGATAACCTTGATTTCGTTCATCACGCTGTTTCCTCTGGCTTATCTGTTGCTGTTAGCTTTGCGCTTGTTTTTTCAGCTTGCTCACCTTCAATGAGTAAACCCGCCAATTTCTCACTAACTTCGACAACATGGTCTTTTTCAAAATCTTGAACGTCATTGCCACCAAGGCAACACGTGGTTTTCTTCAAAAATTTAATACGCATAAAAATCTCCTTTTATAATTGAATAAAAACAGAAGGGGGCGACTTCATGCCACCCCCTAATGATTAACCGATGGTCAATGGCGAAAAAGCTTCGGCAAGCACAACACCGCCGCCGACACGTTTCTTAACGATAAAGCCAGTTGAATCCAACTCCGCATAACGCTCATCCAAGCGTTTAATAGTCACGCCTTGACGGTCATAAATGCGGTATCCAGCTACAAAATCGCCGAATACAATGGCTTCCGCACCAGTTACTGCGGCAGGCATACCTTCATCAATAGCAACAGGGCGACCCATCAATGTGGCAGGCGTGCCAGCTTGCGTTGATGGTTCCCACAAATATTCACCAGTTGTTGTTTTCAATTTACGAACGATTGATTCAGTCAATGAGTTCATCATAAAAGTGCCGTTGCGGCGATATGATGTGTTTACACTTGCCATCAAATCAATCAATGAGTCCATGGATAAGCCACCGACAACGCCTGAAAGGACTGCACGTGCCAACACGCCAGCGTCAAGAATCAAGCCGCTTGGCTGCTCCGCAACTGCACCCAAGCCAGACGCGAACGCTGCATCTTCCATAGCTGCGATTTCACGGCTTGCTGCTTGTGTGATTTCTGCGCCAATATCAGCTTCTGTATCTTCCAAAATGTTATTGTGAACAAGCACCAATACTTTCAAGTCTTCAATGGCAATGTTTGCTTGATTAACACCGCTAACTGGTGCGGCAGTGATTGCGCCTTTACCCCAAGCTACCGCAGGTTTTGTCATGCCAGCCAAGCGCACGGCATCGCGTCCAGTGGTGCGGACTTGAGCAACAGGGCGGAAGCCTGCCAAGTTAGACGCTGCAACAATAATATCTGATTCCATGTCTTCTGGAATCAAGTACCCACCATCGACTGCGGCGATATTTGAAAGCGCACGTTGCTCATCAGGTGAGCAATGATCGAATGCAGATGAGCCATAGCGCAAGCGTTTTTCAAAAGCAGATTTACGCAGTTCGATTTCAGGATCAGCATCACCTGCACCGTCCATAGTTGGGCGTTGCGCGCGTGCTTCCATCGAGTCAAGACGCTTTTGCATATCGCTAATTGAATCGTTGATTTTATCGACTTTGGCAGTCGTTTCAGCGGTGGCAACGCCTGATTTGCGGATTTCCTCTTGCGCAGCGTCGTTCGCTTGCTTAAATTGTTCAAACGCGCTCGAAATTGAGCCGCGCAATTCTTTGAGTTCTTTTTCCATTACAATGTCTCCATCATTTTTTTAATATCAGCGGATAGCTGGTTGATTGAGTGCATGTCATGCGGCTCGGGCGCGGCTTCGTGAGATTCAGTACCTTGCGATGGCTGAATATTTAGAAGTGCAGAAAGTTGAGAACGCTCTGCTGCGTTCATGTTTGTTCGTAAATGCGCTGCAAGCTTTTCAAACTGCGCGCGGTGGTGTTTGCGATATTCCGTGGCTACCACATCACCCAATTGCGATTCCATCTTGCTTGAAGATAGTTCGCCACGTTTTGCTTGGCGCGCTTCATCAATGGTTAGCGTTGTATTCATTGCAAGCTTTTCAACAGTCAATTTATTGCTTCGCATATGTTCAAGCGTCACTTTTGCAAGTTTATTGTTTGCAGGTAGTTCCGCTCTGTATTCATCACCACCGTGAAATGTCATAGGCGCATATTCAGCTGCCCATTTCTTGTATTCACTTGAGAATGAGTCGATTGCATTTGTAATGAGTGAAACAACCGTGTCGGCATTATCTTCACCCCACCAAATATCCATAAGAGTATCTTCCAAAGCATAGAACAAGCGTTGATGCCCTCGCTCCATATGCTCATCTTGGACTGTCTGCTCAAAGTTTTTGGAGCGAACGCTTGAAATAGCTGCAGCACTGTTTGACTCAAAGACAACTGGAGAAAACTCGTAAAGCTTCACCTCGTGAATCTGTCGAACACCATCAACAACAGTGTCCTTGCCGTTCGGCACTGAAAAGCCGATTGACAACGTATTGATAACGCCGCTTTTCATAAGTAACAGGGCTTCTTCCGCTTTTTGAACACCGCGAACCAATTGTGCGCGAACAAATAAACCGTGGTCATCTTCGCGCATTTCAAGTGGCTTACCGATAGGCTCATCCTCGTCATGATTGAAAAGCACCTTAATTTTATCACCACGTTCACGAAGTGTTTTAGCGAACGCCCCACGTTGAATTGAAGTCCCATAAGTATCAACAACGCCAAAGACCGAAGCGTAACCCTCAAAAATGCCTTGTTCGCTATCAACTGAGCGAATCTCAAACTTCAAACTCATGCTTTTGTTTTTATTCTTATTCATATCAATTCCCTTGGTTACTGAAAGTCATTGAGCATCGGCAGTTAATCCGCTCGCCTGCGCTTAGTTTTGAATCGAGTGGGAACAACGCCCCATTTGAAAATTTATCGAAAATAGGGACTGTCTCGCCTTCCATGTGGGCGTGGTCGCTTCTTACATGGCTATCGAGTGCCGTTGACCATGTTTTATGAGTCATACCTGCTGTTGCTGCACTTGCGAACTGCCCCATACTTGAAGCCGTGCCTATTTCAGTGCGTGCAATTTTTAACGCACGGACATCCATGAAGCCCTTAAACACATCGTCAATGGCTTGGGCAATTTGGGCTACCGTCATTTTTTCAAGTTTTCCGTTTTGAATCTGTTCTTGAATTGCTGCACGCGTTGTTTCATGGATAGCAACGACATCCGCTGCTATATTCTCATCAACCATCTTTTCCATCATGGCTACCATTGCTGCTACAACATCAGGATTCATTTGCTGCATCCTTTGCTGCTTCAAGTTGCAATTCTTTCAGCGTATCAATCCAATCTTGCCGCGTGTTGCTGATAGCTGCGTGTGGGTCATCATTGTTTTTGATAGCGGCAACCACTTGTTTGCGCTGCTCATCAAAAAGCTTGGCGATAGCCTTGCTTGCTTTTTTCTCATGCTTACTGCGAGTCTTTTCAAAGCTTGCTTGTGAGCGCACCTCAATGTTTAACGATTCAGAATTGGTTGATTGACTCTGCTGAATAGATTGCTGTGATTTTCCACCCCATGGCAAATCGCTACCATCAAAATCTTCAACGCTTAGCTCTAACCGCTTGTTAATCACTGAGAATGGAATACCAAGCGACCACAAGTTTTTCGCTACCTTGATTTTTTCAGTGGTGGATTCTTGCATTGCATGAATATTGCTAACATCAAACACAATGCGCTCGCCGTTGCTTAGCTCTGATCGAAGCGAATGCCCCAGTGTGTCGCGCATCTTAACAAGCAATGGGATGACTGTTTCTTCCCAGAACACTTTCCTAGACGTGTTGAAATTATTAAGCGTTGACGATTCTTGAACGCCTACCAACTGAGGAGGAACGCCGAAAATCAAAAGAATCTCGTCACGGTTGAATTTTCTCGACTCGATAAAATCCATCTCGGCAGGTGTCAATCCAGTGCGGATGTAATCTGCTTCTGCACCAATGATTCCAGGGGTTCTAGCGTTCTGCGCGCCTGTAAACATCTCTTTAACTTTTTCACGAACTGCATCCCATTGGGACTGTGCCAAGTTCTTGAATACAAACACGCCATCCATGATGCCACGATTCTTCATGGCAATTTTATTGAACGCTTGCTGCTCAACATCAGTATCAACTGGCTTGGCTGCTGCCTGCAAAGGTGAAACCCCGATAATAGGGTTGGCAGGGTTTGAAAGTTTTAGGTGTAGTATTGTGGATGCGTCAACTGACGATGCCTTGCTACCATCCTTTTTTTTCATCGCATACGAATCAACCCATTCGCCACCAATAACTGGCGAAATCTTATCGGGTGAAATTGCCCACAGTTCAGTTGTGCGCCCACCTACAATAACTTTTTTTGCGTAGGCATTGCCTGCTAACATCAACCATTGTACAAATAAGCCAAACAGCTCTTGGCGTGGGATTGAGGGATTAGGATTAGCCAATAACTTTGACACATTATGATCAGGCATTGGGTTTCCATCTTTATCTTCAACATGAAATTGAACAGTTGATGCAGCATTCGAGATGATGTTTACAGCACGATATACCCAGCCGCTCGCTATGTATCCATCTGATACTGCCTTATCGACTTTCCACGCTGACCATTGGGGGTCGCGGTCATTGTTGAATAGAAACTTGCTATGCGCATCTGCTGCATTCCGTTTTTCCATGCGCTAACAATAAAAACAGGCTCATGACTGTATGCCCTGCCGATTTCTTAACAGATAAGTATCTCAACATCCTTGCGCGCCCAGTTTAGATATTGCGAAAATGAATCAACTTGGTCGTCATGCTTTCCCCTTGGGAACATCGATAACTCTTTCTCAAAATCAAACAGCCACGTGGCATCATTAGGAATATACACATGACCTGATTCAATAAGACTTGTGCATGTTGATAACCTTGTCGCTTTATCAACGCATGGCATTATTGGAATCACTGGAAGCATCGTTTCACTTTGCAAATCTTGAATGATTGACGAACCGCTTGATTTATCTTCAACCAGTATCGTGTCTGGATTATACTTTGATGCCAGCGATATGACCGCCCTTTTAAGTTCAGGATAACGAACTCTCATAACCTGCACGTCAATCAAGTAATGCCCTAAATCTGTTTTTGCCCAAGTTGTGCATACGCTTGGGTCGTTCAGTTGATTTGACTTCTGCGCAGTATCCCAACTCTGAATGATGCGCGCATCGTGCGGATAAGAATCGTACCGTCTAAACCATTTTATTTTAACCATACCGCCTTCTTTGGGCGTTGGTGTTTGCATGTATTGCCCTGCGAACGTGTATGGGTCGGCTTTCTCCATGCGCAACAATGCTTTGCGGTCGTGTTTTGCTTCCCATAACGGCTCGTCATCGTCATTCAACACTGGAATACATAAATGCTCCCATGTTTCGCCTGTACCACCTGCCAACAACCAACCTGCCAAGTCTTCTTCATGCAAGCGTTGCATAATCACGATAATCGGCGTTTCAGGCTTATTGAGTCGGCTTCCCATCGTGCTTTGATACCAATCAATGACATTCTGCCGCTTCACATCTGATAGTGCCTCGCCTGCCTTGTGCGCGTCATCAATAATGACAGCACCTGCATAGCCTTTCCGCACCTTACCTGCGCCACAGCCAGTAATCGTGCCTTCTGAGCCAGTGGCATACACCACGCCGTCTTTGGTGGTTTTGAACTCATCCTTAGCTTTGGAATCGTCTTTGAGTTTTACATCAGGAAATACGGCTTGATAAGCTTCCGACATCATCAATGCGCGTGTTTTGTAGGCGTTGTTGGTTGCCAGTCGCTTTGA